TCTCAGTCTGTAAAGTGGCAGACGAGAATCAAACAGAGTGACAGCGAATTTTGCAGGGGTGAGATGCCCTGTACCGCATGTTCAAAAGAGTATGCGCTTGGCAAACAGTTATGCCTTCATAGTTAGTTGAGACGATGTAAGAGGATGAGCCCGCCTATGAAGGGCTTTTTCTGCTTGCACGCCCAAATAATATTATTGGAGGAAAACGAATTTGAATCATATTGAACAAATTTTTAACTTTGAGGGACAAGAAGTAAGAACAGTTAGTGTTAAAGGTGATGTATATTTTGTTGCTAAGGATGTATGCGATGCATTAGAGATTAGTAATAGCCGTCATGCACTGACACGCCTTGATGAAGATGAGAGTATGTCGTTTGAAATGACACACCCACAATCGCCCTCAAAAACAATTCTCATGCAAGTTGTAAACGAGTCAGGACTATACGAATTAATCTTTTCGAGTCGTAAAAAGACAGCGAAGGATTTCAAGCGATGGGTTAAGCGTGATGTGCTGCCTTCAATTAGAAAGAATAAAGTCTATATTGATCCTACAGCTACAGATCAGGAAATTGACAATGCTGTAAGATTCGCAACCCCACAGAAGAGAAGAAACCTTTTAATGTCAGCAACTATTGATGGAGAAAACAGTGTATTTGCTGTGTATGGAGCTATTAAAGAGTACATTAGTAAATGGACTGCTGAAGATAAGATTAAGGCTTTAAACCATGTAGAACGCACATTATTAGATAAAAAGGATACATACGGAAGCGATATTGCATTTGTACATAAGATTGAAGAATTATTACGTCATGTGGCCAAGGATTTAGACAAAATCAAAAACTGGAAGAATGGTGCTGAGAAGCGTGAGCTAGGTAAAGAAAACAAGCAGCTTCAAGACCAGGTAAGTGAACTTTTACATATTGGAAACTTTAAAGAAGTTCATCTTACATTTAAACAGTGAGGGAGAATACATAATGTTTAAATCCTTGTATGAATCGCTTGATGCAGTATCTAGGGATAGTGTTCAGTTATTTAGGGAGTATCTAATCAAAAATGAGCAACTAGACGATTTTGAGAAGTTTATGTCAGGTGGACAAGATACGAGGAAAGTAAATCTCTATCTCTACATGAAAAATATATGGAGGATGTTTGACAATGAATAGACTAATTGCTGAATCTCTTGCTTGTATTATTATAGCTGCATTGTTCTTTATGTGTGGTTTCTTATTAGGAGGAGAAAGACTTGGGATGTTCTATGCCATTTTATCATTAAGCTCATCTTTAGGTTATTACCACGGAATGCGTGAAGGCGAGAAGAATGAACGAGAAAAGCAACATATTAAATGGAAGTCGGTTCGCGAGCGACTATAAATATCTAAACAAGGACAGAAAACAACATACATACATATGAGAGCCTCGAAATGAGACTCTCCCTTTATTTTTACTTTTCTCTTCTGACCCCTTTGAATTTTCCATCTGAAGAGGTTTTTTGATCCATAAATCTGCCTGTTTCTGTGTCTCGTTTCATATAGTGTCCATTCGGTAACTGAAATTGCGATCTATGTGAAACTGCACCTTTTCTGTAGTTTTTTCCAGTATTCCCCGCCATAAGTATCACCTCCTCTTAGAGTGTTAAGTTAGATACGGTTTATGGATGACAAAAGTTTCAAAAAAATTCAGTGAAAAGGAGAGATTTAATGGATAGTGAACAGCAGTCAGAATCATTGAACGATTTACTAATGTTGCAAAAACAGGTAAATAGGTTAATTCAAAAAGAGGATGTATTAAAAAGAAACTTTGAATCAGCTATTGAAACCTTTTTGGAAAAGAACTCTCGGTGTGGCAGTAAAGCAGGTAGAGAAGATTATTGGACTCATGTTTCTTGTAAAGACATTTGGGATCTTAGAGAAGCTTATAGAGCTTATAAAGGGGAGAAGTGAGTGGATAATAGTGAGTTTACATATGTAGAAGGTTTATCAATGCTCATTCATAGCTGTGAAGATAGAATGAAGCAGGATGCAAGAGAAATGGCTGGATTATGGGCTACTCAATTTGAGGAAGGATTATTACCACTCATTCAGTTTATTGACAAGATGAACTTGCTAAATGCACTGAAAGAGGATATTGAAGACAGCCATAAAAAAGAAAAAATTGAGTACGGCTTATACATCTTCCTTACTGAGTTTCTTGAGGAATATGAGAAGGAAAAGGTAAAATGAAGGCACTAAAATCACCTTTTAAATTTATCTTAGTCTTATTGTTTTTCTTGAACAATAAAAAGAAATACATTTCATTCCGTCAGATCGCAAATGGGAAGCACTTTTATGAATGGCAATGGACGCTACTAGACAAAATTTATCGTGTGCAAAAAGGGGAGAAGGATTTGGCGAGTGAAGAAAATAAAGAAGCAGCAAGCTAAAGACTTTGTTAAATGGTACATGAAAAATAAGGGTGGAGTTAATGCAACACGTGAAAAACCACCCTGCGTTAATGTCATTTATAAAGATACCAATACTGCTGAGGTAATAATGATTGCTACATCATATCTGTATTTCATCCCAGAACGACTTTATGAGGAAAAATTCCTTTGAATTATTTGAACAGGTAGGAAGGGCTAGCAGTTGCCTATATTGAGAATAAAAAAGAATTTGACGCATTTATGAAAATGCTAGAAAGGAACGTCGATAAATGAATAACGGGGAAATTACGCTAGGCAAAATTAAGCCAATATTCCATACGTATTGTGCAGATGGAGAGATTGATCGAACTTCTGTTGACGGATATAAAATTGAATATTTTGTTGGTTCAGAGGATGATGTTGAGGGACATATTATGTTCCCTGTTTCCATGTTAGGGAAGACACGGGAAGAGACAATTAAAAATGTGAGAAAGATGATAAACCAATCGTAAGAAATTTGACCTACTCTACACTAAGGGGCGTAAATATTGTATACTTTGGTAATGGAGGGGGAATATATTATGAAATACATAATTTTGCTTTTGGTTGTTATAGGTCTTCTTTCAGCTTGTTCAAGCAAAGACACTGAATCAAGTAAAGAAGCATCCAATGATAACAAAGTAAAAGAAACAACTGTTTCAGGACAATCAGACACTGAAGCTGATGATGAAGAAGCAGAGAAGCTACATAAGAAGATTAAAAAGGAATCGACTAAAGCTGATTTTGTTGAGCTGAATGTAGATAATCCGCCATATGGTAAGAAAGTTAAAGTCGAAGGTGAAATTACTAATGTTACCAACGAGGGGGCTCTTGGGGGAGAATTATACGTAAGCCAAAAAGAGGGCAAAGGTTTTGGGATGTATGCTGTTTATAACCTGACAACTGATGAATATAAGGTCGGGGACAAGATTACTGCATATGGAACAGTTGAATCTGAAAAAGGAACTGCTGGAGCCCCAAAAATTACAGCTACATTAATTGAAAAGAAATAGACATCCGTAAAGGGTGTCTTTTTTTATTGGGAGGTTTCAATGCAATCAAAGTGTAATGTGTGTGGAGATGTCCACGAGGTTGTGTCAAGAGACAAAAAGAAGCCTAGAGGTGTTGTTGTCTCGTATATTGAGTGTCCTGTATGTAAAGAGAAGAATATTTATAGTGTTACAGACATGAGAGTCAGGAATAGGCAGAAGAAAATAAGAGTGCTGCAGAATCAATACCGACTAGTTACAAGAGGCAAAAGGAAAGAAAAGCTGATGAATGAATACAGAAAAGTTAAAGGCGAGCTGTCTGTGATTATGAAAGAGCTTCTTGATATAGAGCGTGAAATATTAAACAGGACTGGAGAGATAGGATAATGAAACGATTAGAATGGTTGGCTTATACACAAGTTAAAGAAGACTACGAAAGAATGATTGAAATTGAAAAAGAGATTGAGAAAAAAGAGAAAGAAATTCAAATGTTGGATGTCGAGTATAGAGAGAAAGAAGAGTATGTAAATGAAACGTGTAAGGCATACGACTTTCATGTGAGTGTTATAAAGTCTCCAGGTTCAGGCAGTGTACTTGTAAGGAAGAAGTATCAAACAAAGATTCGTGAAGTTGCTTTGGAGTATCGTATTGATGAAAAGAGATTAGAAGAAGCCTTCAATCTGGCTACTTCCTATGGTTGTAGTTGGTCTAATGAAGATGTCCTGAACTCTTTAGCTAAGGTACAGAAACATGTAACTAATGATGTAACGTTCGATAGTGAACTAATTCGTATTACTGCTAAAAGTTTGGTTAATATCAGTAAGCACTATACATATGAAGAAGTCCTTTCTGCATTTGATGGGCACAGACTTAGAGATGTACAAGAGGCTTTGGATGATCGGGTAGAGGATAAAGATAAGATCGTGTTCTTAGCTATAGCAAATACCCCTGTTTATTAGGGGATATGGGGTTAGATATAGGTGTGTAGTGTAGGGGAAGGGAAGAATTACATGAGCCTCTATATCTTATTGAATACCGTCACATAAGTACCCATCATTTCTATGATCATTGAGAAAGGATGAAAAGCTGTAGAGATATTGATAGACCATCCTATATTATCGACGTACTTTATTCTGCTGGTTACATACTGTTTAGCAGGATTAATATCAGTTGCTAAAGGGACAAAGGAATAAGAAAGGAGTTGATGTTGTATTCCACTTAGACCATTGAAGATATGTAATGCAATGCATTGTAATGAGTTAACAAGAGAGAAGTATTGTGACAAGCATAAGACACAACAACAAGAAGAAACAAAACATTACAACAAACATTCAAGAAACAAAACAATAACAAGTTTTTATAAATCAACAGATTGGAAACGAACAAGACAACTTGCTTTGTTAAGAGATAATTACACATGTCAAAGATGTCTAAAGGAAAGTAAAATAACGAGAGCAGACATGGTACACCATAGTGTTGAGGTAAGGGAAGACTGGTCGAAACGATTAGAGTTGAGTAATTTAATTAGCTTGTGTAACTCATGTCACAACAAAGTACACGGGATAAAAAACCAGGGATAAAGGACACCCCCCTACCCAAATAGCTGATATGATACGAAAATGAGAACGGCGCACCCCCTTCTGTAAACAAACACCGCTTTTCAAACTCCGAAAAACACAAAAAAGCCCCATAGGAAAAAATCCTATGAAGCCTTGTCGTTACTGGTTTTCTATTAACTTTAGTATAACATTTTGATACGAAAAAACAAGTAAAAAATAACAAAAAAATTATAAAAAAAGAGGTGATAAAATGCCACAGGTTCCAAAGTCTGCTATCAACCAGATCCTCGAAGGGAATCCAAATAAGAAGAATACAGAGGAGCTGAAAGAAAGAGCGGAGCAAGAAAAACAATTACAAAATATACCTGACAAAAAAATAACCCCTCCAAAATTCTTAAATGACGTGGCAAATAAAGAATTTAAACGGATAGTTAAGGTATTGAAGAACGTTAGAGTATTAACTGAAGCTGATATTGGCTTATTAGCTACTTATTGTATGGCTTATTCAAAAGTTATTGAAATAGAAGAAATTTTAGAAAGAGAAGGCTTGATGGTTGGAGAGCAAGAGCATCCACTAATTAAGCGTCAGAAAAATTATGTTGACCAAATGAGAACCATAGGGACAGATTTCGGTCTGTCTCCGATAGCTAGATCAAAATTAGCAATTACAAGGACACAAGAGAAACGTGAAGCAACTGCTGCTGAAAAAGTTTTCGGTAATGTGTAAATTACACTGAAAGAGAGGGTTATTATCAATTATTACAGTTAAAAGTGAAATGATTAGGTACTCCAAAAGCGTTGTTAATGGCGAGATAGTTGCGTGTGAAAAGCACATCTGGGCCTGTCAACGCTTTTTGAATGACTTGAAACGTGTAGGAACTCCTGAATTCCCTTATGTTTTTGAAGAAGAAAAAGCTAAACGATTTTTATTTTGGATGACTCAATTTAAACATACTAAAGGTAAGCTCAGGGATCAAAATATTGTACCTGATCCGATTCAAATTTTCATTTTCGGAAACATTTATGGGTGGATTCATAAAGAAACTGGGTACAGAAGGTTTTCTAAAGCTTATTGGCAAGTTGGTCGTAAAAACGCAAAGACACAAAGTTTGGCTTGTGTTGCATCATACGAAGCGATGGCTAACGATGAAAGCATGTCTGAGGTTTACATAGGTGCTACAAAAACTGAACAAGCTCAAATCTGTTGGAAAGAAATAAAAGCTCAAATTGAAGGCTGCGAGCTACTTAACAAGCCCCGTAAAAAGTTTAGGGTTGCATATGGAACAATTGAGCATCCAAAAAGTGGATCAACTATTAAAGCTTTATCAAAAGATGCTGGTAAAACAGGGGATGGATTTAACCCGCAATGCGGTATCATTGACGAATATCATGCACACAAGACTACAGAAATTTATGATGTTCTTGAATCAGGTATGGGAACCAGAACTCAACCATTAATGATGATCATTACCACAGCTGGGCCTGAATTGAATAATCCTGCCTATAGAGTTGAATATGATTTCGTTACTCGTTTATTGGATCCAAACCGTGTTGAAGAGAATGATTCATACTTTGCTATGGTAAACGAACTTGATAAAGGTGATGACGTCAAAGACGAAAAGAACTGGATAAAAGCTAATCCGATTTTAGCTTCTCATGAAGTTGGGATGAAATATCTTAAAGAAAGGCTTCAAATGGCATTAGCTGTACCTGAAAAGAAAAGAGATTTCCTAACTAAGAATATGAACATTTGGGTTAATATGCGTCAAAATGGATACATGAACATGGGAACTTGGGCGAAAGCTGGTGAACAAGCTAAGAACGGTAATTTCCCACAATTAAAGAACAGAGAATGTTATGTCGGTATTGACCTTAGTATGAAAGTAGACTTAACAGCAGTTTCATTTATTTTCCCGTTAGAGAATGGACAATTTGCCGTGGAAAGTCATGGCTTTATGCCAGAGGATACTATGAATGAACGTATCAACACAGATAAAGTACCATATGAGCTTTGGGAAGAAAAAGGATGGTTAACTGTTACAGACGGTGGGGTTGTAGATTACGACTTTATCAGGGCATATATTAAGAAGATGGAGAGAGTGAATGGTTGGCGGATTAAAGAAATTGGATACGATCCATATAGCGCAAACCAATTTTCACAACAGATGATGGCCGATGGTTATCGAATGATTGAAATCCGACAAGGTGTAGTTACTTTATCAGAGCCTACAAAGGACTTTCGAGATAAAGTTAAACAGGGGAAAATCATACACAATAACAATGATTTATTGACCTGGGCGGTTGGAAATGCTGTGACAAAAGTAGATGCTCAAGAAAATATTATGCTTGATAAATCTAAGTCTACGCAGAGAATTGATCCAATTGCAGCGCTAATTAATGCTTACGTACGAGCAGGTCAGGTTGATACTAGTATTGATTTAAACGCCTACCTTACTTCTGGCCAATTTACATTTTAGGAGGTGCATATTGAAAATTTTCAAGATCATTTACCCATTTATAGAAGATGTTTTCTTGTTATTGGGTATGTTCTCGATATCTTTAGCTGCATTTAAAATAAACACAATCGCTGGTTTAATCACAACCGGGGGTTTTTTATTTTTGCTTGCATGGTTAACATCTCTTTCAAAGAAAGTACAGAAGGAGGTGAAAGAATAATTGCTTTTAAACAGCCTAAAGAGGATCAAAAACAATGCTGATGATGAGATCGGGACATTAGAGAACCCTGGAAACTGGCTGAAATACCTTTTTGGCACAGGTGAAAGTAAAGCCGGTGTAAGAATTACACCCAGGACATCTATTTTACACCCTGATGTTTATGCTTGTGTAAATATACTTGCAGACGATATAGCGAAATTCCCTATTAAATTATTCAAGTACAAAGAAAACTCAACTGAACAGATTGATAACAGTTTAAGTAGGCTAATTCAACATAAAATAAATCCGTACATGACAAGTTTTACATGGAAGAAGCTCCAGGTAACAAGGATGAGTACATATGGAAACAGTTATAACCGTATTATTTTTGATAAAGATGGCAATGTTGTAGCTCTTCAACCTTTACTCCCTGAAGCAACAAATACAAATATTGATCCTAACACAGGACGTGTATGGTACTCCACAACCATTAACGGGAAGTATTATGAACTTCATTATGAAGAGGTTCTCCATTTTAAAAATTTATCATCAGACGGAATTGTTGGACAGACACCTATATCGGTTATTCGTGAGAATGCAGGCACTAATGCTGCTGCAACTCAATTTACTGCGAAGTTTTATAAGAATGGTGGAGCACCTTTTGGCTTGATTAAAGCTCCTACACTTCTTGGGCCAGAGGGAAAACAAGTAGTTCGTGAAGAATGGGAAAAGGTAAATAGTAATCAGTCAATTGGTGTATTGGATGCTGGTTTAGATTACACCCCAATAACTATGAAAATGATTGATGCTCAGTTTATCGAGACAATGAAATGGAACAGGAAGCAAATAGCGGCTATTTATAAAGTACCGTTACATAAGCTGAACGAATTGGATAAAGCGACATTTTCAAATATTGAGCATCAGTCCATTGAATATGTAAAGACAACTCTTCAACCACTTGTAACGAATATTGAACAAGAGCTTAATGACAAACTTTTGTTTGAGAGACAGAAGAAACAAGGTCTTTACTTTAAATTTAATATGGATTCCGAATTAAGGGGAGACATGAAAACAAGAGCTGAATACTACGAAATTATGCAACGAGTGGGGGCTTTCTCTGCGAACGACGTCCTCAAAAGGGAAGATATGCCTGGTATCGGAGAGATTGGTGATGAACACTACGGAAACCTTAACCTTGTTCCTTTATCAGCAATGAAAGAATACCAGCTAGGAAAAGTCGGTAAAGGTCAAAAGCCTATGAAGGGAGGTGAGGAAAACGAGCCAAGTAAAGAAATATTGGAACATGAAAAATCTCAATGACAAAACTGCAGAAATAAACTTGTATGGTGAAATTACCGGTGAAGGTTGGTTTAGTGAAAGTTCTTCTAAAATGTTTCAAGAGGATTTAAGAGCACTGGGTGATGTGAGTGAAATTAATCTATACATTAATTCACCTGGAGGCGACGTGTTTGAAGGGCAAGCAATACACTCTATGCTACAAAGGCATAGTGCAAGAATCAACGTACATATTGATGGTTTAGCTGCAAGTATAGCGTCTGTAATTGCAATGGCAGGAGATACAATAACAATGCCTGATAATGCAATGTTTATGATACATAATCCGTATATGGGCATGTTGGGGAACGCTTCTGAATTCAGAAAGGCTGCTGATGACTTAGATAAGGTTACGGACAGTATTGTTTCGACATATCTGAATAAAACCGATGGGAAAATTTCAGAGGAAGAAGTAAGAAAATTAATGAATGAAGAAACCTGGCTGACAGCAGAGGAATCTCAGACATATGGTTTTTGTGATGTTAAGACAGATAAGAAAGAAATTGCAGCTTGTAAAGATAAGCATGTGTTAGCTAAGTTTAAGAACGTACCTAAAGACATAATGGACAAAAACTCTAATCAAAATGAAGAAGACAAAATAAAACAAAAATTAAAATTGGAACTTGAACTCTTAGAAATCTAAGGGTTCTTTTTATAGGAGGAACATATATTGACAACACAAATTAAGAACCAGGGAATGTCAAAAGAAGAAAGAGAAACTCGCCAACTATTGGCTCAAAAACGAGATGAGGCACAACAATTTATTAACTTAGGAAAGACCGAAGATGCTAAACAGTGCCTGAAAGAAGCGAAAACGCTAAAAGATAAGGTTGAAACATTTGAAGAAATTCGCAACATGAATGTTTCTTATAATGAACCTGAAGAGAAAACTGTGCAAAATAGCGTTGTAGTTCCAAATGATATTCAAAATAATGCATCTCATAAGTCTGCGGATTTGTTTCTGAATGCAGTTAAAACAGGAGACCCCACACCTATTAAAAACGCAGTACAAGAAGGCGCTATGGTTGAAGGGATTGATGAAGACGGTGGATTAATTGTTCCTGAAGATATCTCCACAAAGATTATCCAAAAGCGTCGCCAGTTCGACTCTCTTGCTGAGTTGGTTAATATTGTACCTGTTTCAACAAATAAAGGTGCGAGAACGTATGAAAAACTTTCGGATATTACACCATTAGTAAATTTAGATGAGACTGATGCAATTGAAAAAATGAATGCGATGAAGTTTGAAAGACTGATTTACAATATTAAGAACTATGCTGGATTAATGGTACTGTCCAATGACTTGCTAAATGACACAAAAGAAGCTCTTTTAAGCTTCCTAACGGATTTTCTTGCTAAAAAGTCTGCAGTTACACGCAACACACTTATTCTTGGAGTATTGAACGATCTTACTAAGAAAACAATTTCGGATGTTGACGGTATTAAAGATATTATCAACGTTGATCTTGATCCTGCTATTAGTGCGACATCAGCATTTGTAACAAACCAATCTGGTTTTAATTCATTGGATAAAGTTAAGGATGCCTTTGGTCATTACTTACTACAGCCAGACCCTATTAATAAGACTCATAAGCTGTTATTTGATAAACCGGTGCGGGTTATTTCTAATAAATATCTTCCAAATGGTGGAACGAAAACAAATCCTAAATTCCCTCTTATCATCGGTGATTTAAAAGAAGCTATCACGCTATTTGATCGTCAAAAATATTCCATTGCGTTTACAAACGTAGGAGCTGGTGCTTTTGAAACAAATACAACTAAAATCCGTGTGATTGAGCGTGAAGATGTCAAGCTTGCTGATGATGGAGCAGTTGTATTTGCTGAATTTGCTGCAATTAAAGATGAAACGCCGGTTGAAACACCAACAACTGCTTAAAAGGCGGTGATTGAATGACCGAGCAGGAGCAAATGGAGCTAAATGAAGTCAAACAATTTATCAGAGTGGAGCTTGATGACACAGAGGAAGACTCCCTTCTTTTAACTTGGATTGTGGCTGCTAAAGAGTATATTACAGATGCAACGGGAATAGTGTTTCCGAACACTATAGCCCGTGCTGACATCTGTGTAAAAGCCTTTGTCGCCCATTGGTATGAAAACAGGGAAATAGCAGGAACATCTTCTAATTTAGACGGAATGTTAACATCCATGTTAAATCAACTGAAATATGTTAAACAAAAGAGTGAAGACAATGTTAAATGATATGAGACACAGGATTTATTTCAATGAGACGAGTGGCAGTGATGGTCGAATACCGAGAAGAGGCGAAACACTTCCTGAATCTACATGTGTCTACACATGTAGAGCTAAAGTTGATGGATTGAAAGGGAGAGAATACTACGCAGCTGCTGCTATTCAACGTGAACATACTCATAAATTTACTGTGAGAGACTGTAAAGCGTTTAGAGAGAAGGTTCATGATAATAAGAATCCACTAACTCTTATTTTTAACGAAAATGCATACATAATTGAAAATATATTGCCTAACTACTCAAGAAAAAACTTTGTCACAATCCGAGCAAGGACGGTGACATAATGGAATTTAAGTTAGAGGGAGAAGGATTTCAGGAGTTAGAAAGAACATTCGCAGACCTTGCTAGGAAAAATGAAAAAATAAATAAACTAGCTGTAAAGGCTGCTGGTAAAGTTTTAGCAGAAGAAATTCAAAAGCGAGCACCTCGGTCTGAAATTGGCGGAGGTCACCACCATGTTGAGGATGACATAATTGTAGGAAACCGCATTAGAAGAGATGAAGAGGGAGAAATTTATGCGGTGGTTGGGCCAACTAAAAATACAAAATTCCGTGTTCACTTGCCTGAATTTGGAACGGTTTATCAAAAAGCCAATCCATTTATTCATGAAAGTATGAGTGCAGCCAACCAAGAAATGCTATCCCAAATGAGAAACGTAATAAAGGCTGGTTATAAATTATGAACGTAGCAGATAGATCTGCAAAGCTAAATAAAAAAGTTTACGAAGCGCTGATTAATGATACAGCGCTTTTAAATTTAGTTAAAAAAGAAAGTATTTTTGAAGACTCTGTCCCTAGGGAAACTCAAGCAAAACCACCTTATGTTGTTTATCAGGAGATTTCTTATCTCCCTGTGAAATATGGAGATGGACAGCCTTTGATGGATTCAGCAGTGTACCAAATTGATGCTTATGATTCCAGCTACAGTCCTGAAGATATTGTTTCAGCTTTTGTGGACATTATGAATCACCTAGACTTTCAAGCAACAACACTAATTAAAGAAAAATTGGAAAACGAATCACTTAACCGAAGAGGTTATAGATTTGAAGCGAATATTTTATTATAACGGAGGAAAATAAATGCCAGAATACAGTTCAGTAGTAGGTTTATCAGGTGTTAAAATTGCACCTTTACAGAAAAAAGATGGAGATTATACAGCAACACAGATTTTTGATTATCCTTATGCAATCAATATGAAAGTAGCTACAGATCAATCTGCTGAAAAACAATATGCTGACAATAGAGTTGTCGATATTGGGCAGTCAACAGGTTCGACTAAGGTTGAAATGGAAATGCGGGCGCTTTCTCCAGAAGCAATTGAAGCTTTATTTGGAATCACTCTTGATGCTGAGGGTCTGCAAAAATACAAATCATCTACCTTTGCACCATGGGTTGCAATGAGCTTTGTTGGACATAAAAACAACAAGAGCTTGCGTCACGTTGGACTTTTAAAAGGGAAATTCACAATTCCGGATGATGAATTGAAAACAAAAGAGGACAAAGTTGACTTTCAGACTGTAAAGCTTGAAGGTGAATTTGTTCCACGGGACGAAGACGATGTTTATAAGGTTGTAGCAGATGAAGATGCAGCTACTTTTAATCAAGATGCATTCTTTAAATTTGTTTATGGAGATGCTTATAAAAGTGTCCCAACAACTTCTGCTGTAAGCTCAGATAAATAAACTGCATGGGGCGCAACTATTGCGTCCTTTATTTATTAACTAATATTAAAAGGAAATGGAGGAGTCAACTTGGCTCAGAAAAAACACATTACTATTAAACTCTATAACGAAAAAGAAGGTAAATTCCAAACATACGTTGCAGTACGGAAAAACGCTGATTATCTTTATGAAGCTCTTGGATTATTGGCTGAAGCAGAAGAACTGGAAACTATGCGTGAGGGGATTCCATTATTAAAAAAACAAATTGCATTTGTTGTTAAGTATTTCAATAAACAATTCACACAAAAACAATTTGAAGAGGGCTTAGAACCAAATTAGAGATGAGGTATCACGAATTTTATCAGAGATTTGTGGATTTCTCCCAATTTCGGATATTGAAGACAAGGAAGGGCAATCAGATTTTTTAGAACAATAGGGGATAATGCTATCTCCTATAAAGAAGCTCAAAGGATACTTGATGAAAAAGTATATGTTCCTTTACTAGAGCAAGGTTGGACCATGGATGCCATTGATAAGATGGATATTTATCATTATCTTGAACTCCAAACATTAAATCCAAAAGAAAAAACAAATGAACATGGTGTTCAACAGAAATCTATAGAAGAGGTCTTTTATTAGGGATTGGTTTAAATACCAGTCCCTTATTTTATGCCAGGAAAGAGGGGTGGGAAAAATATGGCACAGCCAATAGGAAATATGATAGTAAAGGTCGGACTTGATGATACAGGCTTTAACCGGGGGATTGAAGGATTAAAAAGGCAAATGCGCCTTGCAAACTCAGAAATGAAAGCAGCAGGTCAACTTTACAAATCAACTGGAGAGCAATCAAAGCTTCTAAAATCCAAAATGGATGGTCTGAACAATCAATACAAAATCCAAGGAAAGCTTGTTGAGGAGCACCGTAAACGTTACGAGAAGTTACTGAAAGAAAAGGGTAAGGATAACCGAGAAACTCAGATTCAAGCTAAAAGACTTAATGATGCAATTCATGCCCATGCTAAACTTGGTGGTCAACTAAAAGATGTTGCAAGGGAGTATAACAACACCATAAAGAAGACTGGGAAGGCTTCCGAATTGTTTTCTGTTTTTAAAAAGGATTCGGATAAACTCTCAAAAAGTCTAAACAATGTCTACAAAGCTTCTAAAAATGTTGGTAAGACATTAGTTGGCCTTGGAGCGGCAGGAGCTGCTGGTATTGCTGGTGTAACCCATGCGGCAGCAGACTTTGAACAGTCAATGAGTAAGGTTAAAGCTTTAAGTGGAGCAACTGGTGAAGCCTTTGAAGGGTTAAAGGAGACAGCTAGACACCTTGGGGCTACAACTCAATATACTGATGGAGAAGTAGCTGAAGGTATGGAGATGTTAGCACGCTCAGGGTTAAAAGCTAATGAAATAGTTCAAGCTATGCCAGGTATGTTGAATACTGCAGCAGCATCACAAACAGACCTAGCTTTAGCGAGTGATATTGTAACTGATGTTCTATCAGAATTTAATTTAAAAGCATCAGAGACAGGGAGAGTAGCAGACGTATTAACATACGGTGTCAACAATTCCAACTCAACGATGGAGGATTTTGGTTATGCGATGAAATACGCGGGCCCAATTGCTTCAACGGCAGGATATAGTATGGAATCATTGGGAGCTTCAATTGCTTTAATGAGTATGCACGGCATCAAGGCCAGTCAAGCAGGAACAAGTTTACGGCAGATCATTACACGTTTAGCAGCGCCTCCAAAACCTGCAGCGAATGCTCTATATGAACTGGGAATTAAAACTGAGGATGCGGCGGGTAAAATGAAGCCTTTATCTACAATTATCGGTGAAGTTATTGAAAAGACCAAAGGCTATACCGATGCAGAAAAGATTAGGATTGAGAAACAACTTGCTGGTCAAACTGCGCTATCAGGTTTCGCAGCGTTAATGCACGAAGGTAGAGATGAGATTGATAAATTTACTGATGCTATGAAAGGCTCTGCAGGAACAGCGGAAACAACTGCTGTTGTGCAAATGGACAACCTAAAAGGATCATTTAACTATTTGAGAGCGGCAATAAACAATGCTGCGATTTCATTAGGGAATAATTTCGTACCAATTATAAGACCAATTGTTGACCAAGCGACTAAAGTTGTAACTGCTTTTGATAAATTGCCTCCATCAGTAATGACTACAATAGCTACTGTTTTAGCAGCCGGAACTGCGTTTTCTTTATTAGGCGGAGGATTCCTCTTAACTTTGGGGCTGCTACCTCGAATGGCAGAAGGTTGGAAAGTGTTACGCTCTGCAAGTGGATTCCTTACACGTAATGTAAATGCTTCATCAAGTAGTTTATCACTTTACAGTACCCGTGTAAGAGCGGCAGGAGCTGCATCTGTTGTTGCGTCTACAGAAATGTCGAGAGTAGGAACATCAACCGTAGCGGCTACAACTAGAATGGAACGACTAAGTACATCTTCAGGAAAAGGTGCAAAGGCTTTAAAAGGATTAGGCGGTGCTTCAAGGGTAGCTGGACTTGGAATGAGCTTTTTTGGTGGGCCGTTAGGTATGATTGGCAATTTAGCTTTGATGTTCCTACCTGACATTGTTAAATTTGGCGGAAAACTCTTTTCAGTTGGAGCAAATGCGGTTAAAAGTGCTGGTGGTATTGGAAAGCTTGCTAAATCTGGATTCGGATTGTTTAACATTTTTAAGAAAGGTTTAGGAGTAATCGGCTTACTTAGAGGTGGACTAAGCTTGTTAGGTGGGCCTGTGGGATTAGCTGTTACGGCTGTAACAACGTTAGCAAGTGCAGGTTATAAGTATTATGAGAACCTTAAAAGTAGAGTAATACCAGAAACTATTGATTTTGGAGACAAAGTATCCGAATCAACTGCAAAAGCCGTAAATGCATATGAAAAACTAAATACAAATGTTGCGGCGAAATTAGATTATTATTATCTAACTCATACAAAAATAACAAGTAAGATTAAGAATGAGATGACTTCCAAATATGATGAAATGGCTAAAACTCTAAAAGACGGATATCAAAAAAGCACCGACAACTCTTTAGATGTTTTGGGCAAGTTTTATAGTCAGTCTAAGGATATCTCGAAAAAGGAAGCAGACGGTGCTTTAAAAAAGATTCAGGACGGAAATGCTAAAAAGCAAAAAGAAATTGATGATTCCGCAAAGAAAATTAAGGCAATTTATGAGAGAGCTTCTAAAGAGCATAGGGATATTACATCTAAAGAAAAGCAAGAGATTGAGAAACTTACAAAAGACATGAACAAAAACGTTGAAACTGCTTTATCCAAAAGCGCAGAGGAACAGAAAGTCATTGCTGGAAAGTTAAAGGACAGAAAAGGCGAATTAAGCGCAAAAGAAGCAGCGGCTACTGTTAAGAAAAGCAAAGAAGCAAAGGATAAAGTAGTCAAGAATGCAGACAAACAACGTGATGATGTTATAGCGGCTGCAGAAAAAGAGTATTACGGTAAAGGAACAATGACTAAGAAACAGTACCGAGATACTGTAAATGCGGCTAATAAGCAACACGATAAAACTGTTAAGAAAGCAGAAGATACACATGATGGTGTTGTTGATGCAGCTAAAAAGCAAGCAAAGGGTCACACAGACCAAGTGGACTGGGAAACTGGTGAAGTGCTCGGAATGTGGGACACTTTTAAGATTGATCTTGCTCATGCTGTAAATGCAGTAACAGGTGGAATCAATAAGGTTCTTAAGTTCTTCCATATACCAGAAATTCCCGAATGGAAGCCTCCTGGTTATGCAAAAGGAACAAATAATCACCCAGGAGGGGTAGCATTAGTAGGTGAGGAAGGTTACGAATTAGCTCATTCTCCTGGTATCGGTACGTATATGGTGGGTGTAGGTGGCCCTCATTTAATTGATTTACCTGCTGGATCTTCTGTATTGCCGCATAAACAATCTAAAGAAATGATTGTTGGTGAGCAGACGCCGGGATATGCAGGTGGAGTAGGCAATTTCTTTAAAAAAGCTTATTCAAATGTGTCTGGTTTTGTTTCCAAAGGAATTGATAAAGGAAAAGAAATTGCGGGCGTAGCTGTAGACAAAGCTAAAAATGTTGGGAAAATGGCTTCAGATGCTATGGAATGGGTTTCTAAAGGCCCGAAAAAGATGGTTCAGAACCTTATTAAGTCTTTGGGGATTCTTCCAATGGGGAATGGTAAAGGCATGTTTTCAATTGCCGGTGGAGTGATCAAGCATGTTGGCGATGGGGCTGTTAAATGGCTTAAAGATAAGTTAGACATATTTGGTGGCGCATTTAAAGGAAAAGGCGGATCTAAAGATGTTAAGAAGTGGGTTTTAGAAGCCTTATCTATAAAGGGATTAGGGACTGAATTTGCTAGTGCTTTGGAAACCATCGCAATGATGGAATCTGGTGGAAATCCAAATGTAGTTAATACTTGGGATTCAAACTGGAAAGCTGGACACCCGTCACAAGGTTTAATGCAGTTTGTTCCTAGCACATTTAATGCTCACAAAGAACCTGGTTTTGATAATATTAAAAATCCTGTCCATCAAATACTTGCATCTATCAACTATTTAAACAGCCGTTATGGCGGAATTATGAATCATCCTGGACTTAAATCAATGGCCAAAGGTGGTAAGTATGTTGGTTATGCTAAGGGCGGTGTTATCAATAATCCACAGGTTGCAGCACTAGGTGAAAATGGTTACAGAGAATATGCAATAACCACTGAACCTGCGTACAGAGGGCGTTCGCTCCAATTGTTTTCCATGCTTGGGAAAGAGCTTGGTGTAAATACAAACGGAATGGTTTCTCAACCACTTCAGTTGCTTTCATTGCTTGATAAGAAAACAAATACAAAAGAAAAAGTTGAAGTTAAGGTTATTCAAGAAAATAATCATGATAGCCATAAAGAAATGATCGCAGAATTGAAGGAAAGCAATGTAATGCTAAGGAAAACAGTCAGCTTTTTAGCACAAATTGCAGCCAAGAGTTTCACTATTGACAGTAGCTCTTTAGATCAACATGAAGCAGGGCGCTATTTAAGGCAAGCTTATGATATGGGTATAAGATAAATTATTGGGAGTGATAAACTGATTGGTGAAATTGTACATAGATTACAATGATGGTAAAGGGGAGCAGGAACTAAGCTCCCTACATCCATACTCTGAAGCACTGAGCTTTACTCCAGACTCTGCTTCAATTGAGAGAGAAACAACAACAATGCAACGAAGGAATGGTGTGGTACTCACACAACACCCTAGAGAAATTGTTTACAAAGAAAGAAAAGTAACAGTAGAGATATATTTACAGGCTTTGAATCATTCGAATTTTTACATGTATAGAAGAGAGTTATACGCCATTTTTTGTAGGCAATTGCCTTATTACATATCTACAGACCTGTTGCCCGGTATGAGATTTCTTGTGACTTGTGATGGGAACTTTTCGATTGTTAAGGATAAAGAGAAAACATACAAAAGTTTATCTATCGAATTTGTAAATATTAACGGTCTTGCTGAATCAAAATGTACTAGCATGACAGCTCAAAATCCCTACGTTGATTCGTGGGGATTTAATCTTGGAATGAAGGAAAAGCAATTAACTTATAAGGATTATCAAATTGAAAATAAGCAAAAGTTTAAGATATTCAATCCAGGTGAAGCAAGGGTAAATCCTATGGAGCACGACTATAATGTTGTCCTATATGCTGAGGGAAAAGGGATAACTATTATAAATAACAGTAACAACGAACAATTAAAAATTGAAGAGTCATTAAAAAAATCACAAAAGGTAGAGTTTATTCGTCAATATGTAGTTAATGACAAGACTCACATAAAAAAATCAGGCAGGATACCTGGTCTTGAGCCTGGTTGGAACGAGTTTGAAGTAAAAAACACAAGCGATTTCAAACTTATTTTTGACACAAGGTTTTACTACGTATAAGGAGGAGATAAATGAGCAATCAAAGCTTTATTGATGCAATTTCACCTACAGCTCAATATGTCTACAAAAATAATCGAATATTGGCCAGCTTAATTATTGCTCAGGGTTGTTTAGAAAGCAACTATGGCAATAGTGAATTAGCAACTGAAGGAAAGAACCTTTTTGGCATGAAAGGTGAGTACAACGGTCAGTATGTGATCATGAAGACATGGGAGGTAATTGATGGGGAAAACAAACAAGTAAATGCCAAGTTTCGTAAGTACCCCTCATGGAATGAATCAATTTTAGATTTGGCAAACCTGTATCTGAATGGGGTTAGTTGGGACAAAGATCATTATAAAGCTGTAGTTGGAGAGACGGACTATAAAAAAGCAACTGCGGCTCTCGTAAAAGCTGGGTATGCTACAGATCCAGATTACGCAATCAAATTGAACAGTCTGATTGAATCTTTGAACCTAACGAAATATGACACAACTGAAAACGTTCCTGATGACCCAGCACCCAATCCTGATATACCTAGTCAAGAATACGACGGTAAAGACTTAATTCTAAATGAGAGGCTTCCTAAAGAATCAAACTTTCCTCAATTACATGTTTCAACAAAGGATGACGAGGCAGTAATCGAAATAATCGGCGTGGTAGCTGATCTGACTGATGATGCAACAGGAAAGAAAAACTTGTCCTTTGATATCACTAAAACCCAGGAAAATAAAAGTGAGTTTGATCTTATTGAGACAGATGCCATTCTTTATCTGGATGAAAAAGTTTACAAACATCAGAAGTATTTCATAACTGAAACGGAAGTCAATCAAAATTCTAATGGCACACTTGTAAAAAAAGTGAATGCAAAACACATCTATAATGCTTTATTGGCAGTAAATTATGTGGACACTTCTATAACAAAAACCTTGTCCCTTAGAGCTGCATTAGACATAGCTTTAAAGGGTACTAAATTTAAATACATTTTCAAAACCAAAGAAAGTGAATTTAAAAGTGTGGAGCAGGAGAACTTTGGTGAAAAATTCTCCATAGAACTCATGGACGAAATTATAGAGGACTACGGTATTGAATTGGACGTAGACAATTATAAAATATACATTTACAAGAAAATGGGGAAGAAAGTCAACTTTACTTTAGACTCTCGCTATAACATGTCAGGTATTAATATTAAAACATCCGCACTTGAATGTTCTACAAGAGCCAAAGGATATGGGGCATTAAAGGAAACTAAAGGGGATAGTGATAAAAAGGAATATGTTTTTGAGCCTATTTTGTACATACATCCTGAAGAGAAAAATTTTCTATTAGATGGAAACCCAAGGTGGGCTGAACCTTTAAGGGATGAACGGTATACCAAGGCATCTAGTATGCAATCAGCCTTAGAAAAATACGTTAATCCGTATCCGAGTATTCAGGTTGAAGTTGATTATAAAAATATTAGAGATGAAAAGTTAAAGGGCATTCAAGATGATTTTTGGAAAGGCGATACTCTACATGTAATTGCTGATACATCGGATGGTATTACATTTGAGGATGACGTTAGAGTGGTTACAATACAATACAACCCTTTAAATGATTACTCGGATCCAAAATTAACACTCGAAAACCATAAGAAAAACATACAAAAAATCACTGCTACGATGGTTAAGAAAATGAAAAACCTTCAAAAGCAGTTGTTGGAATTGAAAAAATCAATTTAAGGAGGATGTGCTTGTTAGGTTTAATTAAAAACTATGATGTTTATAATCCAACACGTTTAAATTACAACTTATTTAATGACATGGCTACCATCGAGAATGGTATCAATCAGAATACTAGCGCTTTAAACATACACACAAAGGCAAGAGCAGCACATACAGCCGATCAAATCACGTACGGTGCATTCACTTTAGCTAAAAAACTGAAGTATGATACTTCAAGAATTGACAACCTCATTCTAAATAGTGATAGCCATAACATAAATGAGCTTATCGATTTAAGGGTTTCAGCCATCGACGGGAAGGAATTTGCTACAGCTTCAGGACGATTTGTGTACGATGCCAGTTATTATAAAAAGAAGTTGGATAGAATTGTCCATGTTGATGATTTCGGGGCTGTTCCTGATGGTGTTACAGACTGTACGCAAGCATTTAAAGATGCAATTGGTGAGGGAAA